GTTACTGTACCAACACTTGTGGTTCCAACCAAGTAATTGGGTGTTAAACCTACATCAAAATAGCTAGACCCGCCTACCGGAGCCCAACCCCATTGAATGTCCCGCGAACCGCCAGCAGGATACCCATTAGCATTATTTCCTGAAGTCACATACGTTGTGTCTTTTCGTGGATTACGAAGCGCTTGTGGGTCTTCAACTGGGAACGTACCAAGCATTAATTGCGGTTGGTCTGGGTCCCAGCATTCATGGCAAACAAGTAGTTCATATTTCCGTTGCTTGATTATCTCTGTTTTTAGCTTCTTTAACAGGAATTGTTGCCCACAACGATCACATTCCGCAATCGCTTTTTTACCGGAAGCAAACCGATTAGACACTAGGTTCCCCCAATAAACATCTGCCGGGGCACAAACCGAAGCGCCGCTGTTTCACGATCTTCGGTTGCTGCCAGTTCCCATGCTTCATCGTACTGGGATTTAAGGATATCTAAGCGTTGCGTACCGTTGGGAACCTTCAACGCCAAATAGTAAGCCAAGCCCGCAACTAAGCAGGGTAGGAAGCGGAATGGTATATCCATTGTGTTTACACCGCCACCCGCATCATCAATACGGCGCATACGCCAGTAGATAAGCTGATAGGTTGTGGAGTTGTCTGGGGTGGGCCAGAGGGTTACGGCTGGTAGGTTTTGCTGATAAACAGCGGTGCTAATAGCATGAGATGCAGCAGTGGTGTTGTTCTGGCCACGAGTGCAACTATATAAAGTATTGCCGGTTATGTAACCGTATCCAATGGTCTCAGACCCTACCAAAACAAACCCTGTAGCAGATAGACCCACGGCTGATGTCACCGTCATTGTTGTATCTGTTGAAGAGATGGCCGCACTTAGGGTAGTGCCTGTAGAGGAAGTCTGACCGTTTAAGCGTTGTACCCAAATCTGAATAGGTCGGGCTTGCTGTAACTTGTTGGGGATAGTGGCATAGGTAGAAACACTAATCCGAGTGATAGTCAGATCAGCCTGCGTAGAGGCGCTTCCCGCGCCCGTACGAATTACATGCTCTAACAAATCTACTGTGTCGTTTGGTATTGGGTAGGTGTTCTGCCCCGGAACTAAGTTAATAGTCCCTTGCTCAAATGTCCACATATTGATGCCGCGATTGGCCCAGTCGGCAAACAATAGGTTAAGAGATCGACGAGCTGTCCGTATATCGTAACCCGTGCGCAACTCAACACCGGCCCGCTCAAAAGCCTCCTCCACTAACTCAGTTAGGTCGGGGTTAAAGGTAGCGGTGCCGGAAGTGCTCATTATCTAAACCCTGCTGTTTTTGCTGCCACTTTAGGGGGCTGTTTCACAAACTGTTTACCTGCCGCTTTGCCCGCACGTTTGGCTCTAGTGGTAGCAGCGTACTCAGCCGGTGATAAAGATTTTATAGCGGCTTCCGGTAAGTAACGCTCACCCGTTTTTGACGAAGGCTTTCCTGACTTAGTGCGCCATTTCTGGTCACCCCAAGCTTTTAAGGATTGCTGGGGCGCTTTCAATCTCTGTATCCCCCGCCCGCTGCTTTGTATTTCTTAGCAACAAGCTGCGCTTTACGCGCCGACCACTGCCCTGCTCCAGTACCTTGGGTAGCCGCTGCTTTTACTTGCGACACAATCTTCTTGCGAAGACTGGGTTTAGTGTAATTTCCTGCGGCGTTAACCGTACCGCCTTCAGCATACTGCGTGAAATCAGTATTATCCCTACGTGCTTTTTTCTTAGCACCGGGCATTTTGGATGGGTTGATATCACCCATACCGCGTGAGGCTATCATTTTCCGGTCATCCCACCGCCGCACATGATAAACGTGCCACGGGTTTTACCGCGTTGGGCAATGCCATCCGCACGACTAGATGCAGAGCCGCCTTTAGCCATCTTCTTGGGGGCCGAAGCAGCGGATGCCGGTTTAGCTGGGGTTTTATCAACTTCATCAAACGCCTTGGTTTCCTTGGTGCGTTTTTTAGCTTCTAAGACATCTGTCAAAGATACGTTTGACATATCCTGCCCGGGTGGGAACATTGGTTTTTCGGCCATGATTAATCCTTAACACATTTTGCCGCGTGTCTTACCACGTTGGGCGATGCCGTCCGCACGGCGGGAAGCAGTAGAACCACCGGAAGCCATTTTCTTGACCGCGCCACCGCGCTTCATGTCATTACCCGCTTCATCTTTCATGTATGGCCTTGTGCGTCTTGATAGGCGATCAATGATTGCTTGACTCGCAGCCGTAGCAGCAGCTTTTTTTTCTGCTTTATTATCATTAAGTTGCTTGTTTAATGATTTCTGCCCCATTTGGGCCATAATTTCACTAGAATACAACGCGGGGTCAAAATTTCGGGGTTTGTGTTCGCGCAAAGAATTTAACTTGGGGTTACCGGCAGGGGTTTCAGGGGCCGCAACTACTACGGGTTTTCTAACCGGGGCTCGACCACTAGTACTTTGACCGGGGCGCGTAGGCATTGCGCGAGGGCCCATAGGAGCAAGACTTGCGCCTTTATTTGCCTCTTCCAATGCATCCATTGCTGAAGTGTCATCTTCATAAACGGGTTTATTTGAGCGCTTAACAGGCGCTATTTGATCTTCGTCCGAAGGATCATCTTCATAAACTGCTTTTGCCATGATTTACTCCTTAGCAGGCCATTCCACCACGGTTCATGGCAATGTTTTTACCTTTGGTTTTACCCTTAGAGGCAATACCGTCAGCGCTCTTATGACCAGCAGCCAAACCGCCAGAAGCCATCTTTTTAGCAGCGCCGCCTTTTTTCATACCCATCATCTGCATGCGATCCATAGCCATTTCTTTTTTAGAGCCTTCTTTCATGCCCTTTTTTTCCATGTCTTTACCGGACTTTTCAAATTTTGCAAAGGGATTCACACCTTTTGTAGCCATATCACCACCTCGTTTAAAAGTTTTGCCTTTATCGGCCTTACTAAAGTCTTGCCCCACGGACTGTGGAACCCCTACCTTCTTGGCAAACGACGGCGAGTGCGCTATCGCTTCCATGAAATTGTGTTGCTTCTTACTAGTTGAGGGCACTTCGTTGCTCCCTCATAAAAGTATCCAGCTTTTCATCTAGCCGGTCAAGCCTAGCAAGTACCCGGTTAATGTCAGCATGCATATCGTGCTTGGTTACAAACCTATCCGCACTTTCCTCCCGAGTCTTACTCAAGAGGATACCCAAACGCTTTACTTCGTCGTGCGAAATCTTTACCCATAGCAGTAAAGCCGCTGATAGGAAAGACAAAATTACATTCCAAATTGGCATGTCCATATCAGCAATTCCAAGCCTTCAGGCTTTTATTGATACGGGAATTCGGGTCTTTCGCCGTTTTCTCGCTGGTAAGTTTTTTCTTCATCCCAGTCATCCTTGCACAGAAGGAGTCGCGCCTGCTGCCGCCTTCGGGCTGGGGAGGTTTCAAGTTCATACCTTGCGCTTTGGCCGAGGCGCGTCCCTTGGCGTTCAAGCCGCCCTTGGGGTTTTTGCCTTCCTTGCGCGTCCATGCTGGTGATTTAGCCATTTGCTACTTTAAGTTTAAGCCGTGCATGCTCCTTGAGAAGCGGCTGCAAAGCATCTTGTTCAAAGTTACGGGTGAATTCTTTTGAGCCTATGTGCGGCAAACTGATCATGGGGTCTAAGTAAACCTTAAACCCTTCTTCACGAGCGCGACGGCAAAAGGCGTAATCTTCACCAATGTACTGCCCGTCAATCAACAGGAAGTCAAAGATAGCGTACTCATCTTCGCCATCACCATCCCCTTGGTATTTCCACTCGGGATGTTTCTCCATCATGTGATCAATCACATGGCGGCGGATAAGCATAAATCCTGTGGGTGCACTCTCCACCCGCATCAAGCCATTCTCATCAAACTCTAGCTGGTTATTTTCATCCAAATAGAAGTCAAGGAAGAACTTGGCATCATCTGCACGGCGCGGGTACGTACCAGCGACCACATCTTTGTCTGAGGACAGAGCTAGCAATCGGGTTACGGCTTCTACGTTAATGACCACATCTGCATCTACAAACAGCAGATCGGTGCAGTCGGTTTCGGTAAAGTTGCGTACCAGCTTGTTACGAGCCTTAGAAATGATAGAACAACCGGACAGGTGAACCAGATGAATCTGAACACCCATCTTGTCCAACTTGGGAACGAGTTGAGCTATGGCAAACGCAGTCCTGATATTGACTTTGCCGTCATAACACGGGATAGCAAGCATGAGCTTGCGTCCCACCAAGTTGAAGCTCTTATCAGCCATAGTAAATATTTGCTGCAACTACGTTAGACATATACGCGTAAATGCCGTTAACAGCTAACACGCCATCTTCAGGAATAATGGGCGCATTGTTGAAGACATCCGTTGCAATAACATCATAAGACAGTAGCCAACGGCTTGAATACACCATTGCTGCACCTGCTGTAATGGAGCCAGAGTTAATATCTGTAATGGTAAACGTGCTGGAGGTCAAGACCGTAACTGGGTAGTTCCCATTAGTGGCTGTGCCCCCTGTGCCCGCCGCAAAGTCAATACCAATTACATCACCCGTAGCCAGTCCGTGCGCTGTCTGCGTAACGGTAACAGTAGTGGTTGAACGACCATAGGTTCCAGTTGTTACTGGTGCTGTAGTGGTATCAAACAAAGCAATAAAACCGGTTGTAGCTGATCCAGTAAACGAAATGCCCCTAACGCGATTACGCCCAAGCACCATAAACCCGCTGCCATTTAAGTGCGCCTGTTTTACATTGGTCTGATTCATAATCAATCTCCTATAAAGCAGGGGCCGAAGCCCCTGAGATTAATTAAGCAGATGCGGGAGATTGCGTACCGTTAGAGTCAGCAACGGTATAGACAATTGTGTATTGCACAGTTCCAGCGGTTACATCTGCAACGGTAGGAG